AGATCTATATGGATTTTGTTTTAAAGGAAAATCGCTACTAAATGGTGATGGTATTGTCATTTTTATATGTCGTTTATATTTATACTAATATCAAATCTATAAGTACGCTTGGTGCTCGGAAACACATCAATAGGACTTTCAGTTAAATTTTGAGGAGAAACTATTTTTCCACTGTCAGGAGCAATTTCTGGAGTTACTAGTTCTCTTACCTTGTAAACGGTGCTACCGATAGTCACTTCATCATTTACAGCAACTATATCTCGTTTATCTGCTAGATCTAGTCTATAACCCGGACCTTCTGTATTGGTTGATACCAATCTAACTTTACCGTTTGATTTGGTGTTTAAACTAGTGTAAAAAATATTATAACTGTTTAAAGCTGGCTTGGTAACTGAAGTACCACTGGTTGCTTGATATTGTGATACTGAAAGAGCTTCTTGAAATGATCCGGGAGTGTACGCCATGTATTATTCCTTATGCTACTATAGAGAATGGTCCAGTTATAGCAAATGCGTTTGTTTGTAGTGGTCTAAAATTACGATCGCCTTCTGGATAAATTGCGGGAGCGTCGCTACCGTAAAACTGAGGATTGCTTAGTACTGCAAATTTAGTTATTTGTTCCACATTAACATTATTTGCAAGTTCATCACTAGTTATCTGTGTTTTAATTCTATATCGTTTACCGGGGACTAATTGTGTTGGATCGTTATAAAAATTACTTGGGAAATGTACTAATTGGATGTAGTCATCAACAAAAGTATTGTTTAAACTCCAATCTGTTACTTCGGTATAATTAGTACCCGACGCTAACAGTTCCACACCAACAACCGGGTATCGCCCAGTAGTTAAGTCTAATCCGCCAGTTAAAACTCGAACTCTAGCACCAGTTCCAGTTTGATCTTTAATGGTTATTTCTGGATTTTCTGTTACTGTAGAAGTATAACCAGGTAAAGTTAAACCACTTAAATCTATACGAGCAGCCATTATACCGGCTTCATTTTCAAAATTATTAAGAAGGTATAGAGCATACTCTCTGCTTGAACCCGGTACTAAAGTGTATTGTTCTTCCGTTAATTCGTCTTGTAATGTTTTTATTGTTTTTGTAGCAGGACATAGCGGATTTTCTGAAGGATGAGAACTGGTAATTCCACCGGAAGTCACACCACTCAAGAAGATAACGTCTCGATCTAAAGCGTCTGCTAGTTTTTGGCATTCAAAACAGTCCGAAAAAATTACCTCATTAGTTACATCGCCCGCATTATAAACTTCTGATGTTACTTCATCTACGCTGTTTTCTTTAAAATATAGACAGCAGCACCCGTAAGAAGTTAATCCAGTACCACACAATGATTCATATTTGTCTGAAAATGATGTAAACGCTTGTGATTTTCCTAAATTTGGTATAGGAAGATCTGTTTTTGATAAAAATTCTAGCTGAGTAATGTCTGTTTTAAAATACGGAATCCAACTGTATCCGTCATCATAAGTTTCAATCGTGGGGGTTGTATGTGAAGGAATAATAGTAGAAATAGCAGATTCTTCGTCTATTCGATTATTTGGCTTATTATCTGTACAGATATAAACTATTCTGTTACTAGAATTATATACGTAATAATTAGAAGTTACATCCGGACCCCATGCAGTATACACTTTTCCGTATTGCCACTCGTTATTATCTGCAACTAATGCTCTTTCAGTAGCTCCTATTCTTCTGGCAACTAAAGAATCCGCAGTCGGATTAAACGAATTAGGATCGCTTTGACCCGACAAACCACCTAAAACCAGATGTAATTCTGGAAATTGTATTTCTTTTAAAAAGTTTTGTGATAATTTTTCATTCATAGGGTTAACACGTTATTCCTGCATTGGGGAAAGTAAAGCCAGCTTGTGGCGAAAGATATAAGAAATCTCCAATATTTATCTGTCCAAAAGTCATGCCTTCGTAATATTTGCCGTATATTTCAACATCCCAAGAAGGAAACACATAAGAAGGATAACCAGTGATACCACCACAAGCACCACAACAACCAAATGTTTTTCCTATACTGGCGGTAGAACCTAAGTTATACACCGAATAATTAGCAAAAATTGGTATTTCATTATTTTGAACAACCGTTCCATCATTAACATTATTAAAAATATCAACTCTTAATTGGAAAAAATCTTTAGTACCAGCAGGATGTAGTAGTGGTTTAACTACATTTTCGTATGCATCCAACGACAGTCCAGCCACATTTACAACATACGAATTTTCTTGCCAGATGTCGTTATCGTATAATACAGAGTAATTTAAATAACTTCCTGTTAATTGTGGATAAAAATCATCCAATCGTGTGGAGTAGTCCCCCTGAGGATCCAAATTATCACTCATCCAGTCGTATCTACCACCATTAAGTCTGAGCAAATATCGTTTTGGATACGAAATAGAGATTGTATCCGGATCGACACCAAAAAATTCATTAATAACATATTTAAAACCATTTTCTGAACCTTTTTTGGTGTATAGGTTTACTTTAATGTTATCAATTATATTTTTTACTTTTTCTGGACTAACAATTCCCTTTGTGATTGCATCAGACGGAAGAGAATTTAAATACGTGTTAGAAAGATGTTGTACTAAACTTTCTGGTATATTTTCTAGATCTATTAAATCTTCTAAGCGAAAAAAGCTCAAAGAATTAACGTCAGTCATATTGCAAGACAACCAATCATAGTACGCTTTAGTTAAAGCGATTAAAACAGAATTTCCGTCTGTAGTTAATCTTAACCAGTACGGAAAAAGCTCTCTAATGTTTATTGGGTATTTACAAGTAGATGAAAGGTCTTGAGTAGGGGCAAAAAAAGAAGCAATAGGTTGTGCTGCACTTTTAAATGCAACAGACGGTATCAACTCATCACTGGTATCAATATCTTGATTTGTACCGTAATCCTTATTTACTAAAGTTTTAGTTAGTAATATAATCATTTAATTATGCCGTTGTTACAGTTGCAGTAACATCTACTAAAAATTCGTTCTTTATTGTTATGATGTCTGTGTATTTTGGTACAACCGATACTGTTATGGTAGTTCCGGATGGTAATACACCAGAATTTATAGAAACAATTCCGGTTGCGTAATCAACCGTTCCTAAAATTGGAAATGATTTTATTACTTGTAAATTGGTGTTAAGAGCAACCAAATTACCTTCAGTACCACTGATCGGTTGATCTGCTAATGATATTGTGGTGTTGTTGTAGGTGAATGTAGTAGAAGAAACTACTGCATTTACTGTTGACGGTGTATCTAATTCGTTCTTAAAGTACATTACTTTTTCTGTACCAGATCCAACAACATCTAATTTCATGGCAGCAGAATTGATGTCTACTCGTCTAACACCAGAATAATTGTCTATTATTAGATTTTTAATGTCCGTTAAAACTACATTATTATTAAATGTATAAGTTGAATTATAATAATTTTCTACTAGAGCTTTTATTCCGGGCAATTCTGCTGTTTTTGCTCCAGTAGCAACTATTCCTAAATCTACTCCCACAATTTGTGGTTGAGTATATTCGGGCAGAACGGTAACAACCGCTTTACTCTTTAAGAAAGCTATACTCTTTTTTACGGCTTCGGTGTTTGTTGTAAGAGCAGTATCTGCATAAGACACAAACACACGTCCAAACGCTGGTGGATCAGCTTCTTCTCCACCCCAAACATTTACTTGGTCCGATTGAGTTATACCGGTAGGTAAAAGATTGGAAGAGAACAGTAAACCGTAATAATCGTCTTTAGTAACCGCACGATCATTTGCTGCAAACATCTTTGGTGCAAAGAACTTTACAATATCTAAATCAACTGCATCGGTGCCACTATTAGAAATGGTAGACGATACTATTGTTACTTTACTATTTTTTATAGACGAAATGTTGTTAGAAACAGTTCCAGAAGGTACCAAATACGAAACGGTAACTACGTCATTTTCTGCGATATCTTTGCCAAACGATGCTTGATAATCATTTAATGTTTTTTTACCAAAAATTATGTAAAATCCAGAAGAAGTTCTATCTAAGAAGTAAACTTCACTATCTGGACCCGGATCGCTTTGAAAATTGTTATATTTGGTCCAAGTTGTTCCGTTAACTTTAACAGTTAAAGTGTTTAAATCTATATCTGTTGTGCCTAGAAATGCCTTTTGGTCGGTGGTGTCTACTGTTATCGGTAAATCTCTGGCAACAGAATTGCCCTCATATAAAGTAATAGTCGTTTCTGCACCAGAAGCTAGACTATAATTTTCAATTGGATAAAAACGGTAAGAAGCACCTGAAGCATTAACTCCTAAAAAGTAATCAGAATATGCTGTTAAAGTATCTGTACTTGCAACAGACTTTACTACCATTTCAGTGCTAGACGATGATTTGCCAGTAACAAGATATCCTAGTGGTTTTACTAAAGAAACGATATTGTTTTCTAATTTGGCGGTATCTAAAAACGTTTCATTAGCAATCATGTTGCTATAAAAAGAATAATAAAGAGTGTTGTATGCCAAAATATCTAACAAAACATTAACACCAGAGCCGTTGAAATCATAACCAGCAAATTGGTCAAGAGAGCTTAAATAAGTCTTTAATGACGTTTTAATGCTGTCAAAATCAAGAGATGCAATGTTTATTTTAGGATTAGCCATTACTTGTCGTTACCTACTGTTAGAGTTATATCCCGAGTTACAGACTGATCGTACACTGGAGCATACGTTATTTTTATTTCCCAATATCCTAAACCAGAATCTGTAATATTTATATCCTGAATGCTGGCTCTTGGTTCGTATAACGCTAATATCGCTTTTAATTCAGATTCTTTTAATCGTAATCTTAAGTTTGATAAAGGTTCGTACACCATATCATAAGCACCACCACCAAAATTAGAATCAAATAGCTTTTCTCCTTTGGTGGTGAGTACTATGTTTTTTATAGATTGAGAAATTGCAGCTATATCAAGTTTTAAGTTGATGTCGTTGGTTATTTCGTTTTTGCTTAGGTATAAATCGATGTCTGTGTATTTTGCCATTTTATGCTACTCCATCTCGCATAAGATAGAGGTACATAGAATGTTTTTGTGCAGTAATAACTCTTTGAACTTTATAAACCATCCAAACGCCACCAAAATTAAAATAATCAACATAAACCATTTTACCGGGGCGAACTGCTAGATTACCGTGAACC